GCATTTCAGGATATGACTCAATACTTAATGAATGTGGAAGACGACGTTGCTCGAAACGTACTTGGCGTGGAACTATTCGGTACAATGTGGGAAGATCAGGGAGAGAATATTGCTGCGACTATCCTTAATATGAATAATCATATGCAATCAGCAGATGATATGCAAAAGAAATTAAATGATGATATTGCAAAAATCAATGCTGATCCTGCTTATACGTTATCAACAGCTATGGGTAATCTCAAAGAAGCGCTCGCTCCATTATTAACTGACATTGCACAATTAATTGCTAAAATTGCAGATTGGGTATCAAATAATGCTGGATTAGCCTCGGCAATTGTAGCTATTGTAACCGTAATAGGTATACTTGTAGGAGCTTTTGCTGCATTAATGCCGGCTATTGGAGGACTCGTCACCGCATGGCCTGCATTAGCAGCGATAATTGGCGCAATAGCATCTCCGATTACTTTAGTAGTGGCTGCAATAGTAGGTCTAGGTATTGCCCTTGTAGCAGCGTATCGTAATTCAGAAACATTTAGAGAAAACGTTAATAAAGTATTCCAAGCAATAAGGGATGTTGCAGTCACTGTATTTGAAACAGTGGCTTCTTTTATTGGCGAAAAAATAGCTCAAATAAAGCAGTTTTGGGATGAAAATGGAACACAGATTTTAAAGGCAGTAGAGAATGTATTTAATGGCATTAAGGCCGTTATCGAGTTTGTCATGCCTGCTGTAAAGTTTGTAATTGAAACAGTGTGGAATGCCATTAAACAGGTGATTGATGGTGCCCTAAATATCATCATGGGTGCTATTAAAGTATTTAGTGGTTTGTTTACAGGCGACTTTAGCAAGATGTGGGAAGGTGTTAAACAAATCTTTAAAGGAGCCATCGATTTAGTTGTTGGATGGATGACTCTATCGTTCTTTGGTGGTATTAAAACGATTGTAATGAATTTAGCTAAGACAGGGGTAAATATCCTAAAAAGCATGTGGGATGACATTGCAAGATTCTTTACTTCTATGGGGTCAAAAGTGTCTTCCACAGTTTCTAATTTCTCTACTTCTGTAATTAATTTCTTCAAAAATTTAGGTACCAATGCAAGTAGCACTATTTCTAATATGGTTACATCTGTTATCAATTTTGTTAAAAATCTTTCTACTAATTTTGTAAATACTGTTTCTACTATGAAAACAAACGTAGTTAAGAAAATGAATGAAATTAAGGAGGGAATGATAGAAAAGGTAAAATCGTTACCAGAACAATTTATTGGAATAGGTAAAGATATCATCAATGGATTGATTAAAGGTATATTTACCATGACTGATAATGCAATTGAAGCAATTACAGGTGTTGTAGATGGCGTAGTAAATAAAGCTAAAAGCTTATTAGGTATTCATTCACCATCAAGGGTATTCAAACAAATAGGCTTGTGGACAGGTCAAGGGCTTGTGATTGGTTTAGATAGCTCTGCTCCAGAAGTTAATAAGGCGATGGAGAATATCGGTAATGGCATCCTTGCAGTCTCGCAGTCATATCAAAAAGAATATTTGAATTTGATTGATGAATTCAACAAGAAAAACGAGGATAAAAATGATAAAACGTTAGAGAAGATTTACAAAATACAGAGTAATGCAGCTAAGAAAAAACGAGCATTGACGCAAAAAGAAAAGCAAGATATTGCCTTGTTAGAAGCTTCATACAGAGATAATAAAATGAAATCGGAAGTTGAATTCCAAAAGAAATATAAAGCTTTAGTTGAGAAATCGGAAAAAGAATATCTTGAGGTCATCAAAAAATTTATTGATGATAAAAAGTCATTAGATGAAATGTCTGTGGTTCAAGAAGCCGCTATTTGGGAGCAATCAATAGAATTATTTGCTGAAGGCTCGAAAGAACGTATTTCGGCGCAAAAGGAATATCAAAAGGCTGTCGAAACAGTAAACAAAGAAATATTAGCAATTAACCAAGACTATCAATCTCAGATGCAAAAAATAAATGATGATCTGATAAAACAAGAAAATGATTTAACAAAAGCTTATGAAGACGCGTTTACTAAGCGACAATCTTCTTTAATGTCATTCGCTGGATTGTTTGATGAATTTAAAATAGAAATTAAAAATAGTGGCACTGAGTTACTTGGTAATTTACAGTCTCAAGTTGATGGCTTCAAGTTATGGCAGGAAGAATTCGCAAAGCTTTCATCACGTAATATAGATGCAGATTTGTTAGCAGAATTAAGTGATCTAGGTGTTAAGGCTTTACCAGAGCTAATGGCACTTAATCAACTTACAAACGAACAATTGACGCAATACAGTTCTCTTTATCAAGAAAAATCCGCATTAGCTAGACAGCAAACCGAAAAAGAGTTAGCAGGAATGAAGGAAGATACAGACAAACAAATCATTGCTTTACGTGAAGTTGCTTCAAAACAACTTGATAAGTTAAAAACGGAGTGGAGTTTAAAAATAAAGAGTATTACAAGTGCCACTTCCAGCGAATTATCATCGCTACAACAAATTGGAGTAGATGCCGGCCAAGGACTGCTCAATGGTTTAGCAAGCATGGAGGGGCCATTGGTTTCTAAGGCTCAACAAATTGCTAATGCTATTTCAGCCACTATTCAGCAAGCCCTAGATATCCATAGTCCAAGCCGCGTAATGAAAGGTTTCGGTATGAACATCGGACAAGGTCTAATTATAGGTATGGACGAAATGATTCATAAGGTTGCTCAATCTTCACAACGGTTATCAGATGCCGTAAGCAATGTACATGGATCACTTGCTAGTAATCGTGCTAAATCACAGGCAAATGCAAACACAATTTCATCTTCTACAACTACTATAGATAATCGAAAAACGTATGCTCCAACCGTAAACAATTATGGAGTGGCAGATAGTAACAAGGCAACTGAACGCACATTACGAAGACTTGCATTTGAATTTAGATAAGGGGTGACGACTTGATTGTAAAATCACTAAAGGCAACTAATAGCAATGGCGACTCGATTACTTTCGGTCGTCATTTTCGTTTGATTGAAGGGTTTGATCTAAGTAATTTAACAGCAGCCGTTAATTATTCGTCTTCCACAATGGATGGAGCCACTTACCAAAATTCTCGTTTGGAAGTACGTGATTTTGATTTAGCTTTTTTCATCTATAACGATTACCAAGATAAATGGTGGGTGGAAGAAAGACGTAGGGAATTATTTAAGGTTTTTAACCCAAAGCAAAATCCTATTCGATTAGATTTTGAAACAAAAGGCGGAGAATCCTACTATGTAAATGCGAATGCAGAGGGTACACCTAGCCTTTTACAAGGATTTGAAAATGATAACAGGGCATGGCAAAAAGGGTTAATACAATTCACTTGTGATGATCCTTTTATCTACTCGGCCTTAGAAACAGTTGAAGAAGTAGCGTCTTGGATACCTGCATTTGAGTTTCCTCTTGAGATTGTGGAGGGCGGTATTGAAATGGGCTATCGTAATCCATCTTTAATTAAAAATGTACCTAATGATGGTGATAATGAAACAGGAATGATTATAGAATTTAAAGCCCTTGCTAGCCTATCAAAACCATCATTAATTAATGTAAATACCTATGAAACTTTCAAGCTCAACACGGATATGATCGGCGGAGATGTTATAAGAGTCAATACAATGACAGGTCAGAAATCTGTTATCTTGATTCGTAATAATGTTCAAACAAACATTTTTAATAAAGTGGATTTGCTTTCTAAGTTCCTGCAGTTAGCGCCTGGAGATAATCTTTTTCGGTATGATGCTGCATCCGGTATCGACAATTTAGAAGTACGTATGAAATTTAGAGATCGTTTTGTGGGAGTGTGATGGAATGCAAGATATTGAATTATATATATTTGATATTAATTTTAATAGGCTAGCCACAATCGATGTTTACGAAGAAGTAGAATTTCAGTCGAAGTATTATGCTCACTCCCTTTGTTTATTAACTGTGGAAGGCAATAGAAAAAACGCTGAATTACTACTTGTTAACGAAAATAAATTATCAAAAGAGCTACGGATCCTTGTACGTTCTGATGATCTAAACAGAGGGTATATCATTGAAACTGCTGAATTTGAGGATGAAGAAAAAACAATGATTAAAGTTATTGCTTATTCTCTCAGCATTTTTACAAGTTGGCGATGGATTATTACACAACAACGTTTTCAAGGTAACATAGAGGATGTACTTAAAGAATTTGTACGAATTAATTGTATCAATACATCTAGTCCGCCACGTATCATACCAAATTTGGTTTTAGGCATAAATGAAGGAATAAATATTATAGCTGATGAATCGTACACGCAAAAAGTATTAGATATTGCCCTTTGGGAAATGTGCGAAAAAAATGAAATATCATTTGAAATTCTAATGAATCACGATGCAAAAAAATATGTGTTTAGCACCTTCAAAGGTGTAGATCGTAGTGCTGAACAGCAAAATAATCCGCATGTCATTTTTGCTAAGGAGTTTGAAAATATCATATCCCAATCCTATACGGATGATAAAAGTAATTATAAATCAACTGCGTATGTGGCTGGTGAAGGAGAAGAAAACGATAGAACAATTGTAGAGGTTGGAGAGACTTTCAGCGGATTTAATCGGAGGGAAGTCTTTTTTGATGCTCGAGATCTGCAAAGTGAATATAACGAAGACGGAGAAACGGTAATTATTCCTCAAAATGAATATATAGACTTGCTAAAAGAAAGAGGAAACAATCGAAAGCAAGATTATCAACGTATTCGCAATTTAAGTTCAATGAAGATTATTTTCTTGGCGATGTCGTAACAAACCGAAATGATGACTTAGGAATTGTTATGCATCAACGAATTGTAGGAGTGAAAGAAGTATTTAATCGCGAGGGATATACGCTTAATTTAGAGTATGGAACAGCAATTCCAACATTACTAGACAAAATAAAAAGGGAGGTAAAATAGTGGCTATTACAAGTGGATTTCATAATAGTATCAACGGCGACCGTAAATACGGCGCTGATTTTTTTGCACTTTTTTTCGGTACATTAATCGCCAATGGGGTATTTCCTAATCCGAGTACCGGATTACAAGTAGTTGCAAACTCGAACATGACCACATCCGTCAAGGCAGGAAAAGGTTGGATTAATGGTTATTTCATTGTTAATGATGGAGACTATATTTTACAACATGACAATGCAGATGGTGTGTTGAAACGGATTGACCGTGTAGTGATGAAATTGAATCACTTAAAACGTGAGATTGAGGTCATAGTCAAGAAAGGTACGTTTGCTAGTAATCCAGTAGCTCCTACATTACAACGTGATGCAGACGCTTATGAACTGGCCTTAGCTGACGTATTGATCGGTAATGGGGCTACTCAAATAACTCAAGTTAATATTACTGACCAGAGATTAAATACAGCATTATGTGGTATCGTCCATGGCACAGTCAATCAAGTTGATACCACTACAATTTTCAATCAATATCAATCTTGGTTTAACGACATTAAAGGCAGTGTTGCAGGAGAACTTGACGCTTTTCAGGAGATACAAGAACAAGAATTTTTAACTTGGTTTGAATCCATTAAAGATATTCTAGAGGGTGATGTTGCAGGAAATCTAGCATCTAGAATAGCGAGTTTAGAGCAAGTGGTAGACTCGCATTTAGCAAATAATGTACATCATGTGAAATATGCAGTGGACACAGGCACAGCAAATGCTAAAATAGTGAGTTTTAATCCTGCACCTAGTAACTATGTGGATGGCATGGCAATTTCATTTAAAAATGCTGTGCAAAATACGGGTGCTGTTACATTAAACATAAATGGCTTAGGTGCTAAGACTATCATCAAATCTAATGGTTTACCTCTTTCTAGTGGAAATCTAAAAGCTAATTCTATTTATACAATGCGTTATAACGCAACTACTGGAAATTTTATCTTACAGGGTGAAGGGGGAAGTGGAAACGCCACAGCATCTGACCTTCTCTCTGGTAAAACAGCTAGTACAGATGCAGGGGATATTGTTGGGACGATGCCAAATAGAGGGAATGTAGGTGCACAAAAACTAACTACGCAAAATCAAGTATATACAATCCCTGAAGGTTATCATAATGGCGGAGGCACGGTCACTGCGACGTATGAATCTAAGGGCGGTAGTATTATAAAAAACAATCTAACAGTCCCATCGTCAGCTACTATTTATATCCCGCACCCGTGGGGCAGTGATAGCACACTTTTTGCACACGTTGAAGTTACAGACACCAACGATATCTACCAAAGGTATTATGTAGCCTCGTACACCTCTAATTTACCAGCTAATGGTTGGGTTGCTGGTAATCAAGGAAATATGACTTTAAGTATACGTTCCGCTAATATTGAATTAACTAGCTCATATGTTGGACGACCACACGCTTATATAATTGTTAAAAAACAATAACAAGGGGGAATAAACTTGTCAGTAGAAGAGTGGATAAGATCACACTTTAAACTTGATAGAGATGCAATTGAAATATTAATACCAGTCGATTATTATGTCGTTGGTGTATTAATAACAGAGTTTACTCGTATGTTTGGAGAAGCAATACAAAACGCTTTAAATTCAGAAACTGATGTAATAAGTGCAATAAAAGCAAGTGATCCAAATAACGAACTGGGATACAACGACTTAATAACAGACAAGTAAACGCAGCATAAGCTAGCGTTATTTTTTATGCCTTCCACAGATAATTGTGGAGGGCTCTTTTTATACAACTAGACCTAAGCAATGCACTGTGCCGAGCAGTGCTATTTTTATTTGTGAGGTGTTGACATGGACAGTCAAACAGTAGCTTTAATCGGAATTTTATGTACGGTATTAGGCGCCTTTTTAGGGGTGCTTACTTACAACCGTAATCGAGACAAAGATGTGAAAAACGATGCATCTGATTCGGCTGTAATACGCACGAAATTAGACAATATTAACGCTGGGGTAGAATCTATTAGGATTGATATTAAAGCCCAAGAGATGCGTGTTACAGGGTTATCAGAGCGTGTGATTCGTGTAGAGGAATCAAGTAAACAAGCTCATAAACGTTTAGATAAAATGGAGGGAATTGCACATGAAAATTAATTGGAAAGTACGTTTACAACATAAGCAATTTTGGGTGTCATTAATCGCATTACTACTTGTGCTCGCTAATCAAACAGCGGGCATTTTTAATGTCGATATTACGATTTACAACGCACAAATCACAGCCATTTCAGAGACTGTACTAAGCATTTTAGGCTTGCTTGGTATTATTATCGACCCGACTACAAAAGGTACCTCAGACAGCGAGCAAGCATTAAATTATGACAAGCCAAAGGATGATGTAAAATGACAAGCATTACAACAACCTGTCGAGATATTTCTGAACTATTACCAGCTGCACAAACAGCCTGTCGATTGTTATTCCAAGAGTGCTTTAAAGCAGGTATTAAGAACGTCTTCATTACTGAAACATATCGCTCACAAGAACGACAGAAGTACCTCTATGCACAGGGGAGAACTCGACCAGGGCAGATTGTCACTTGGACACTAGATAGTAACCATAAGTCACGATTAGCATGGGATATTGCTGTGGGTCCTCCACAGGATTTATATGATGTAGCAATCCTAAGTCGAGTAGGCGCTATTGCACGTAAGATAGGCATCACATGGGGTGGAGATTGGACAGGTAATATTGATCGTCCTCACTTTGAGGTTAAGCCAAATTGGATTATGCCGAAGGGGTACAAAATTGAAGGACAAGTGATTATTCCAACCAATAGCAAATACCAAGTGCAATTAACTGTGGAAGGCAATACAACTAAACCAATTGTAAAGGATGATGACACAATGAAATTCACAAACGAGACAACAAAAGCTGCAGTACGTGACTACATTAAACAAGCAGTAGATAAAAAGAAAATTGATAAGTCATGGCTTGAAAAATTCGACCAAGGTACGATGACTAGTGGTGACTTTGAAGGACTAAAAATTATAATATCCCAACGATAAAACAAATGCCTGTTACCTTAATCGGTAATGGGCTTTTTTTATTTCCATATATTACACTTGATAAAATACAGGAATTCACCCTAAAATAATACAAACAAACGTTCTTTTTCAGGGGTGAAGTCATATGATAAGTTTTGAACAAAGGCGACTACTACACAAATATGTGGTTTATGATATGGCTGTTCAATCGTTGCAACGCGACTACAAGGTAATTGAAAACCTCAAATTGAGTAAAGTATATTTGCCGATACTTGATAAGCTTTTAGACGACATTTCGCAAGAATGTTACAATGCTAAAAGATTGCTGGCAAAAGATAAAATAAAAGTTGTAAGGTGGGTAAAGACTGATGAATATTTTAGTGATCTAGTTATTACAACACCAGGAGAAGATCAAGTATTTACCTATGCTAATATGGCACTAAAAACACAAGTAGAAAATTTATTAATCAGCCATTTAAATAATAATGAACAGGTGCTCGAATGAGGCCTGTTTTTTTGTATCAAAAAAAGCCACTCATTTGAGTGACCTTAAATTATTTATTTACTACGTTATTCATTGCATCAATATATTTTTGAATATCAAGTTCTTTATTATTCATTCTTATAATAATCGTTCCAGCCTGTGCATCTCCAAATTTCTTAGCACTAACTTCTTGTGCTTTTTCAACACTTGGCCATTCATAAATACTAACATCTTCAGTAGTAATTAATTTAGTACATTCAAGTTTAACGCAATTTTGACTATTGTCTCGCGGTTCAGTTGTACTTAAACCAGTATTTTGAAATGCTTTTAGAATATCATCTGCTGTGTAATCAGCATTTGATTGAGGTAAATCTGCAGCAGTTGTTTCATGTGTTTCTCCAACATTATAGTTGAATTCAAATACACCAAGTTCATCTAATCCGGTAGTTGCTTTACCTTTTTCATCAAGTGCAACTTTTGCTGTTGCAGCGTATGTATTTGCAACACTGCCTTCTGTTTTAATATTTACCCAAATTGAACTAACATCCTCATACTTTTCTGCAGCTAGGTTTTTCATCTCTTCAACTAATGCTTTTAATTCTTTTTCGTCAGTTGAAGGTGTAGATAAAACTACTTTCCACATTCCTTTACCAAAATTATCTTCTTCAATTTTGTATTCAGGAACACCACTAGTTACCTTTTCATCCTGTTGTTTTTCTTCTGCAACAGGTTTTTCCTCTTTAGGTGTAGCCACATCCTCACCACATCCTACAAGCAACAAAGCTGACAATGCTCCAATATAAAATAATTTCTTCATAAATAAAAACCTCCCTTGATATTACCATTTTAGGAAATTACGCAAAGAAAGTATACAAAAAACAGACAACCTTATTTAGTTATCTGTTTCCTCATCATCTACTATCATCATTAATTCGTTCATGTCAGTTATGCCAAATGCGTTTACTAGTTCATCAATTGAGTGTTTGGTGTAGCTTTTAGTCTTGTTATTGTAAAGCTCACTAATTGTACGAGCTGATAGTGAAGTACGCTCCGCTAGATCCTTCTGCTCCCACTCACGTTCTGCAAGTAATACTCTCAATCTTAGTTTGACTGTTTTCGCCATTTACTCACCACCATATTATATTTATTCGTATCTTGATTATAAAATAATTCTTTGAATTACGCAATTTTTATTTGACTTCCGAAATTCGTAAATGTATTATGTATTTAAAGAATTGAATCGTAATCTAATGCCGAATTACGAAATTGAATGATTAAAGGTGGAATTAGAATGGAGACAATTGTCAACAAAGCGCACTATGGTTTGCATGAGTTACGTGCTCGCTATAATCCCAATTACCAAACAGTTACTTTTGAAAATTATGCTATGTACAATACTCGTCCAGCTTTTAAAATGGGACAAATCGAGTTGACAAAAGAAGATGTGCTTGCAATGCTTCAATATTTTGAAGAGATTGAGCAAGGTGAATGATAGGACTTAACTAGAAGAAAGGCAGGTGAATAACGGTGGCATTCGAATACCTAGCACAATACACAACATTTGAATCAATAGCAGACATGGATACAGCTGTAGAGAATCACATGGCGGCACACTATTATGATTTGACAGAATCAGAACGTGCCATCGTTATTGCACTTTCACAACGTTCATTAATGTATCCAGGAGCTTCACATCTAAAAGCTGAAACGATTGCTGAAGCAACTGGAACTTCTCGTAGTACAGTAATGCGCGCAATCAAAAAGCTTGTTGAGTTAAACATTATTGAGAAAGTAAAACAAACAAAGCTTAATGGAATCAAAGGAGCAAGTATTTATAAGATTTTACCTTACAGTGACACATCGGAAATGAAACATCGAGAGACAGTCGATGAAACTAATAATGACGCGGTTTGCCCTCCACAATTTCAGAATCAAGCATCTAAATCTTTTAATCTTTTAAGTTCTAAACAAGCAAATAATATTATGAGCCTTGGCAATGAATTAGCTTTGCAAGCTGAAAAGAAAAAGGAATACATGAACGAGTACCAAGTGATGCTATTTGACTTCATGAATAGCCTGCCATTAGCAGATAACTTGAAGGACGAATTACACAAGGTTGTATTAGCTACTCAGGTTCAAAATGCACCTGACTTTATAAAAGCTAAGAACGTGCTATTTAAAATTGCCATGGATATTAAAGAAGGTGTTCTGACAGTTACAAGCACATTGAGAGCCGCATTCACAGGTGTATATAACAAGGCTGTTGAGCGTTCTAGTATGAAGCTAAGTAAATCATCATCTATAGAAGAAACAGCAGATAGAGAGCGTCCTGTGCCTTTCTATAATTGGTTAACAGAACGTGATAACTGCCCACAATCAAATACAAGACCACCAATCGATAACTGGTTGTTGTGGTAAAAGGGGATGAATATATGAGTCATTTTGAATACATGGAGCAACAAGGGCAATTAACAATTTTTGATTTAGAAGATCAGTATGAAGAAATGAAATTCAAGAAGCCATCCACAAATGTAAATAAGCCTATTGATAATGATAAAAAGATGTATATAGAGCCTCGTATGAAAGTGTATATTGTGCGGTGATTTTTATGCCCATTTGTATACCCGATATGGTGCTTGATTGAATGCTACGCGAGTATTGAACCGGGTATAAGCGAAATGTTGTTACATCAACGGTTTAATTGCCGTTTTGAAATGCCCGATACAAGCAACTCTTACTACGTAAGAGAACCGTGACGCTAATGAAATTAAAGAAGGGATGAAAGTGTGCTGTTTGAAATTTTAACGACTTCAATAATGGGTGGAATCGCATTAAAAGCTTTCTCAAAGAGTAGGGGATTGTCCTCGAACGATAGTGGGAAGATCCAGAAGATAATGTCACTCGCTGGATTAAATGTTAGAGATGGTAAGGATAC